TGGGTGAAGCGACAGGCGTAGTGAAGGCTGCATTCCCTTCGGCTCAAGTTACTAGCTTGGATCTACCACAGCGTGACCCAGCTGATGATCCGATCCCGTTTAGCTAGGACCAGGGATTTGCACATTGGCGCAAATCCGCGCGCGTGTACGCGAGGCGGGGTATATGTGACATCAAATGTAACTGTTTATGCTACATAGTCTTAATGATATCAGTGGGTTACAAGGCATGGTTTCAAAAGGGTTTCAAAAGCGGCCGTTTTCCAGGCGATTTCAGAATTTTACCCCCCCCCAGGGGGGGTGCCTGGCTGAAAAGCTGGGCAAGTAATCACGCACAGAATTTTCGCCAAACAATGCGCTGAAAAAAAATTATGCGTAAATTGAAAAAAAAGGATCACTTATGGCAGGGAAGAAAAAACATCGTACCCTCATGGCTATTATCGCGGAAACCGGCGGCGTCGAAAAAATTTTTGAGGAAATTTCAAACGGTCGCACCATTGCCTCGATTGCCCGTGAATTTCAAGTATCGCGAAACATGCTTTCCGGCATCCTCAACAAGTCGGAATATCGGACCCAGCTGCGTGAGGCGCAACGCCAGGGCGCGGAACAGCTAGCGGACGCTGCCCTGGAGATCGCTGACAACGTGCCGGAAGAAAGCGCCGCGATATCCAAGGCGCGCGAGCGGATCGCCGTGAGGAAGTGGATCGCTTCCGCAATGGACCCCGATCGCTGGAATACGACCAGGGCCAATCAACAGGTCCAGGTGAACATTCACGCGCAGCACCTGGATGCGCTGCGTAAGGTTCAAAGCGAGGTGATCGAGCATGAAGGCGACTGAGGTGATGGATTATTTGCGCTGGGCTGATGACTTTGCCCTGGTATGCCGCAAGGACGATCGTCTGGTCACGCTGAGTGATGTTGGTGAGCAGGGCATGTATCACATGCTGATCCTGGCGGCTGATTGCTTGATGCAGGATAGTGAAGAGGATTTTGACGAAATTTTGCGCGCGATGCATGAGGCTGGCGAGGCTACGTTTCACTGATGCCGGAAATTAATGCATTTGAGGATTTTGTAAGGCGCTACCGCAATCGTCCTGTCTTGTTCGTTCAAGAGGTTTTAAATTGCGAGCCTGACCCTTGGCAGAAGGAATTGATGGACGCGATTGCCAGCGGCGAGCGCCGGTGCAGCGTTGCTTCGGGTCATGGCGTTGGCAAATCTACTGGCACATCGTGGTTGATGTTGTGGTTCTTGCTGACCAGGTTTCCGGTGAAGGTTGTCGTAACGGCGCCGACATCCAGCCAGCTGTTCGATGCGCTGTTTGCGGAGCTAAAAAGATGGGTTCGGGAGATGCCGGAGCCGTTGCAAAAGCTTTTAAATGTTAAGAGCGATCGTGTCGAGTTGATAGCGGCGCCTAGCGAGGCTTTTATTGCGGCGAAGACCAGCCGTAAGGAAAGCCCAGAAAGTTTGCAGGGCGTACACTCAGATCATGTACTTTTGTGCGCCGATGAGGCGTCTGGTATTCCAGAGGAAGTCTTTTCGGCCAGCGCGGGATCGATGTCTGGTGAGCATGCTCACACGATCTTGTTGGGCAATCCTACGCGCGGATCTGGATTTTTTTATGACACGCACCATCGTCTTCAAAAAAACTGGTGGACCAGGACGGTCAGCTGCCTGGATAGCCCCAGGGTATCATCTGAATATGTCGAGGAGATGCGCGAGCGATATGGCGAGGGCACGAATGCCTGGCGCACGCGCGTAACTGGTGAGTTTCCAGTGCATGACGATGACACGGTGATCCCGCTGCATTTGGTTGAGAGCGCGATGCATCGTGACATTGATGCGGCTGACGGCGTGACGGCGGTTTGGTCGCTTGATGTTGCGCGCATGGGCGACGATGCGAGCGTGCTGTGCAAGCGCGTCGGTCGTGTCGTGACTGACATGCGCGTTTGGCGCAAATTGGATCTGATGCAGCTGTCTGGATCGGTGATGGCTGAATACGAGGCTTTGCCGCCAAGTGAGCAGCCAGGGCAGATATTTGTGGACAGTTCGGGATTGGGCGCTGGAGTGGCTGACAGGCTCACTGAGTTGGGTTTGCCTGTCCAGGGGATCAATGTGTCCGAAAGCCCCTCAATGGGCACTCAGTACCTCAATTTGAGGGCAGAGTTATGGTTTCGTTTGAAGGCGTGGCTAGAGGCGCGTGATTGCCGCCTTCCGCGCGATGAAAATCTATTAAGCGAACTTTCTGCCCCTAAGTATAGTTTTACCTCATCTGGTAAGATAAAAATCGAAAGTAAGAGCGATATGAAGTCACGCGGGATGAAGTCACCCGACATGGCTGATGCGCTTTGTTTAAGCCTCTCTGGGGATGCGGCGATTGCGCTGCACGGGTCATCTGGGGCGTCGAGATGGAATAAGCCTATACGGCGAAATCTACGAGGTGTCGCATGAATTACGGTAGCAAGAAACCAAAGCCTAAGAAAAAGCCCAAGGGCAAAAAATCAGGCATGTTTAAGTAATGTCGAAGGGCAAAGCGAAAAGCGGAGCCAAGCCTAAAAACGCCAAGCTTTACGCGACAGTCAAGGCGGCTGCTAAGCGTAAATTTGATGTTTATCCATCAGCGTATTCAAATGCCTGGTTGGTGCGTGAATATAAGAAGCGTGGTGGCACATATGGCTAAGCCGCGCGGTGGGCTGACAAAGTGGTTTAAGGAAGATTGGCGCGATGTGAAGACCGGCAAGAAGTGCGGTCGATCTGGTCCAAAGGACAAGCGTCGATCATATCCGGCTTGTCGGCCTAAGAGCGAGGCGAGCAGCCCCACGGCAAAGCGTATGGCGAAAAAAAAGACTGGTCCTGCGCGCATTAGTTGGAAGCCAAAGAAAAAGAAGGCGTGATATGGCAAAGGGTCAGAAGCATTTTTTTCGTAATGGAACGCAGCATAAGGGCGGCACGCATAAGGATGCGCAGGGTCGTTTGATGTCTGGCGCGCGTCATACTGCGAGCAGCAAATATTTGTTTCACATGAAGGAATTATCACCGACCGCGCAGAAAAAAGCTAGGACGGCATGATCTTCGGTGCGCTCTTTTTGCTGTGTTCGCAAACTGAGTGCATGACGGTCGGCAGTCCGGCTTTTGGGTCAAGAGAGCAGTGCGAGCAAATGGTGCAGCAATTTGGTTTGCAAGCGGTTGCTAGAAAAAATCCTGGCTATCGGATTGTAGATTATCGGTGTGTGAGTTTTTTAGATGAGCAAGCGTAAGAGTGGCCCAAGCCTGTCGGTCGGGCGCGGTGAGAAGCTTTCGGTAAAGCGCGGTGGCGGTCTGACTGCCAAGGGGCGCGCGAAATATAACAAGGCTACGGGGTCAAATCTGAAGGCACCGGCGCCTAATCCCAAGAGCAAGTCTGAGAAGGCCAGGAAAAAATCATTTTGCGCCAGGTCAAGATCCTGGACGGGTGAGCGTGGTAAGGCTGCAAGAAAAAGATGGAAGTGCTAGATGGCAAAAAAAGATAAAGAGAAAAGCTACACATCGTTTTCAGATATGTTTGACGGCGGTGGCCCTGGTGCTTCTGGCCCAACATTTGAGGGCGGCGGGATCATTAGCGCGATCGGCAATAGCCTGGGCGGTCCTAAAATCTTTGGTGGTGCGTTTGCCAGTGGTGATGATGCCCCTGGCGGTGGCATGCGGATCAAGCATGAGCAGCCGGTTCCATTTATGACTGATGCGTTTGACGGCGGTGGTTTTGGATATTCTGGCGATTATTTCGAGGGCGGTCCTTATTCGATCCTGGCGAACATCTTGGGGATTAAACCATTTGGGTCTGAAAGCCTTGCGCAAAATGTTGCGCAAGATCCGCAAATCTTTGCGCCCCAGGCGCAACAGGAAGTGCCATTTGCAACAGCGACAAAACTTGGTGATACGAATGATCCGCTTGCGGCGGTAAACCAGCCGGCAGGGTTTCCTGGAATGGCTGACACATCTGGACCAATTGCGAGCGGCATCCCGACTTTTTCTGAATTTACTGAAAGCCCAGGCGTTAAGTTTTTAAACGCCAGGACGCAAATGCAGATGTATGACGCGCTCTATGGGCGATCGCAGCCGGCGGCGCCATCGTATTTCACTGGAATGGATGCAAGCGGTGGGATGCGTGTTTAATGAGCATTTATGAACAGCTGACTGGTGCGGCTCAAAATTACCAGGATTTTAGAAAGCGCGGTGGTTTTACTCCCCAGCTGTACGGCATCATAGAAAATATCGGTGATGCAGCCAGCCAGTTTCTGAGCCCCAGAGGGCGCCAAGCAGCCATGAACCTGGTTGAGGTTGGCGATATGATAAACCCTGTTGCTGGTCAGTACAGAGCCGGCCAGGATTTCGCCCAGGGCGATTATGTGGGCGCTATGACTGAGGTCGCGGGTGTTTTGATGCCAGCGGCCATTGTGGCGAAATATGGCCCTCAGACGGCGCTTGCAGCGGGTAAGGCGATCCAGGAAACCTTGACCGGCACCGGCGATAGCTTGGGCCAGGTCGGATCTGATGTTTATGAGGCATTTATCCAGCGCATGAACCAGCCTGGCGAGATGCCGGCGGTTGGCAGTAACCTGGGGAATTTTGGCCAAAATGGCGGTCCATCGATGCTGAATGTTAGCGGCGATGTTTCTACGGTAAATATGCCGGAAGGATCTCTTCCTCAGTATACTGGCGCGGCTCCAAACCGGACTGAGCCTTATCAGCGTTACCGGCCGAAAAACACGACCGATCGCATGCAGCGCCTGGAAGCGGCTGTCGCTGATCCTGACAATCCGATTAATCAGGTTTTTGATAATTACATTGAAAAGGGCAAGGATCTAGCCGGCCCTGATTGGTACAACACCGAAGAGTTGCGCGATTGGTTTGTGTCTACCCTGGGCGAAAAAGAGGGTGACGCACAGTGGCGCGAATACATGGAGCTAATCGGCACGACATCGACCGGCGCCAAGGTTCCACAAAACATTCGGATGGCGAGTTTTTATCGCGCGTTGAGCCCGAAGGATCGAGCAGCCGTTGCGCAAATCGTTAAGGATGAGGGCATCACGCCGAAAGCAGCTGCCGCGCGCCTGGGCGTTACTCCCAAAAATACGCCGGATAATTATGCCTATGGGCATCTCAAGCAGCGCAACCAGGCTGGCAATGTTGTAAACCGCGAAGCTGGCACCTGGGATCGAGCCGTTCCAGAGGGTCTTACCGGCGCTGCTCTTTCAAAATATCTTCAGGCAAATCCGAAGGTAAAAGGCTTTGGAAATGATTTGCTTGGAGATGATACAAACATTGCCGCTGACATGCATTTTATGCGGATGCTGGCTATGGCTGACGGCGGCGGTGATTTCTTAAATGCCCAGGCTAAACTGAGCGGTGAAAACGCTGAGATAGCGGCGCAAGTTATCGGCCCAAAGCGCATTAAAAAATATACCAACACCCGCAAAGTAAACGGCAAGCCTGTCAGCGAAATTAACTTATTTAAGGCTTGGCAAGACGGCCATATCAAGGACACAAGCGCGTTTCAGCAAATGCCGACTGCCTGGGCTGACACGCCTAAGGCCAATGAATATGCAGCATATGAGGACATGGCCAATCGTGTTGCTGAGACTTACGGCATGACGCCGGCGCAGTTCCAGGCAAGCTTGTGGATGGGCGCGGGTGATATGACCGGATTGGCTGACGAAAGTCAGGGTACGTTTATGAACCTTTTCCGGCGCAGCCTGGATAAGCGCGCTGATGAGCGTGGGCTTTCGCGCGAGGAAATGCTGTTAGATTTTCTATACAACAAATCTCCTTTAGCGGTGGGTGGCATGGGCGTCCTGGGTGGCTTGCAGATGCAAAATCAGCAAGACGATCGGGGCATTTAGTGGAACTGCTCAATCAAATAATGACCTGGATCGTGGCACCGGTAGCCGGCTACGTTTTCTTGCTGCACAAGACTGTGCAGGGCAACACGGTGCAAATCGCTGTTTTAAACGCAGAGATAGCCAATCTGCGTGAGCTACATGGACGGGAAGTAAAGGACATGAAAGTGAGCATGGAGCGCATTTTCGAGAAGCTAGACAACATCGAGCAAGCACTGCGCAAGTAATGTTCGATCCGCTGTCTGGGCGGGGCACGGCATCACGAACAGGACGCGCTGGAGAATACCTCGCCGCGCATTTTTTCGAGCGAAAAGGATATACGGCCACGCTGGCATCAGCGGTGGGCTTTGATTTAGTGGTCGCTAAGCAGGGAAAAGTGTTCCTGGTTGAGGTAAAAGCACGGTTGAAGACGAAAGTAGACCGACCAAACCAGATGCGTTTTAAACTTACATCTAATCAAATCGAGGCCGATGCGTTCTGCTTTGTAAACTTGCGTGAGCAGCTGATGTTGTTTCGCAAAATTGATGATGTCCGGCATAAAAACCAGGTCACGCTTTTGGTCAAAGATTTCACAGAAAAAAATATGCACGACAGTTTTGCAGAGGTTTTTGGTGATGAGTGATGGCTTGTCTGGCATTGGATCTGCGCCCTTTAATGTGGCCAGTGATATCCATGAGCAGACCCAGGCGCGCGAGCGCATTGAGAAGCATCTCCAGGAGCAACAGATCGAGAAAAAACATAGGCGCGTGCATGTGCGCGAAGAGGATCTGCGCCTGGAAGAAATCGACATCAATTATGATCAGACTGGCCGGCTTCAGAAGGCTCAAAAGGCTCAGGGGCTGATCATCGATAGAGAGGTTTAATATGACGATAGCATTTGAGCGAATACTAGCCTGGAAGCTTTTACCCCGAATTATGATGTTGGTTATGTGCGTGATGTATATACGCGTAATCGAGTGGTTTATGTCGCTTCCCCAGGCAGAGGTTTCAACGCAAGCAACGGCACTGACAGCAACGGTCACGGGAGCTATGACCGGCGCCTTTGCGGTTTGGCTGGGGCATGAGAAATGAGTTTATTATCTCAGCTGATCTCACCGGCGACTGAGCTAGCCGGCAAATTCATCCAAGACAAAGACCAGGCGGCAAAGCTCGCGCATGAGCTATCCACAATGGCCGATAGGCACGCCCAGGAGGCTCTCCTGGCGCAGTTAGAGATTAACAAAGCGGAAGCCGCCGGCAACTGGTTCCAGGCGTCCTGGCGACCTCTCTGCGGCTATGTGTGCGTCCTGGGCCTGACAGTAAACTTTTTAATATCTCCCATAGCAGCTGGCTTTGGCCTGACCATCCCCCAGGCCGATACCAGCGTCATGCTTCCAATTTTAACGGGGATGCTGGGGCTCGCAGGAATGCGATCCTGGGAAAAATCAAAAGGAATATCCAAGTGAGTTTTAAATTCAGCAAGCGCAGCCTCGATCGGCTCAAGGGCGTCCACCCCAAATTGGTTGAGGTTGCCAAGATGGCGATCAAAACGACTGACGTTGATTTCGGCATAACGTGCGGCCTCAGAGATATGAAAACTCAAAAGGCGCTTAAGGCAGCTGGTCGGAGCCAGACGTTGAACAGCAAGCACTTGAAGCAAGACGATGGGTTTAGCCACGCCCTGGATTTGGTCGCTTATGTGGATGGTGAGGTTTGCTGGGAAAACGCGGTTTATGAGCGCCTGGGCGATCACATTCTAAAAGCAGCAAAGCATGTTGATCTGCCTTTACGGTGGGGGGGCGGTTGGCATCTCTGGGACGCGCGCACACGCAACAGCTGCGAGGAAGTATATATGGAATACGTCCGGCTGCGTACACAGGCCGGACGTAAAGTTTTCTGCGACATGCCACACTGGGAAATCGGTCGAGAAGACGATTAATCCTTGGGAAATTCTGGTGGCCGATAGCCGGCCATCATCCATTCCATCACGCGGATGGCGATCGGGTTTACGGGCCTGGTGCCATCGTCGGTTTCCCACTTGCGGATGGTCCGGCCATTGACGTTAAGAATATGACCTAGCTCCTCTTGCGTGAGGGCCAGGTCGTAGCGGTGTTCTTTGAATTTAGCTGGGGTCATTTTGTCTCCTCTCGATTTCATTAAGCGTTTTAAGAACATCTTTCCAGCATCCACATAGCCGGCCATCGACTAGCATGCCGAAAACGCGATCCAGCCCATCGTGACTGTGGGCTGGTAAAAGCTCAACGCCCAGGCGGGTTGCCAGGGCGCGAGCGATGCGAGGGGTGTTGTCAAACATCAAGCGGCGTCAAGCTGGCTAACAAGCGCCATCGTATTGCAGCCAAAGATAAATTCTTCGCGCACTGCATCATCGTTGCAGAATTTATCACGCAGAATTGAGTAGAGGCGAATAAAGCCTTCACCGTGACCTTTGCCCATGAATGCCCAGCGCGAGCGATCTTTGCGATAAAGAGTTTTTTGGATGTAGTGGGCAAGCTCATGCAAAACCTGGATCAGGTTACCGTGATCGACATCGTCAGTTTTGACGAACATGCCACCGCAACGTGGGTTGTTGTCAAAAGATTTGTATTCGCGCCACCAGACGTAACCGTCTTTGGTTTGTGCGGCTGTTGGCTTATAGCCTTTTACAACGCCAGCCTCGACATTGCGGATCTGCCAGTATGACAGGTTGATGATGATTATTTTGCTGCCGGCCTTGCTGCAATTAGGACCATTGCCAGCTGGCTTTTTAACAACAAGCACTTTGTGTGCTTTTGCTTTTTGCGCTTTGGTCAGCGCGTAAGGGGTGCCGTCGAAGCTGTCCATTGCAGCTTGCATGATGTTTTGGAAAAAAGCGGTTTCGTGTGCAAATTTAGTCATGTTGGCCTCCTAGCCGTTAGTGGGCTTCATTGCCCTGGTGGGTGGGGCCGAAGCCCCAGGTGATTATGCGGTCGCCTTGCGCCATTCGATGGCGCAATCAAGATGCCAATCAGATGCCAAGTGATCTGCCTTATTTTGGTCAAGCTCTTGAAAAAACTCTTTGCCTGTCATGCCTTGAGAAATACATTTCTCAACAAAGTATTGTGGCGCTTCGACAAGATTTTTAACCGCATCGATAATATCAACTTTTGAAGTGTAGAAATTATCGTCTTCAAATAAATCGTTGCCGTCTGCATCGAGCAGCCAGTATGACCATCCATACATGTCACGTTGTGTGCCGATGGTGACGCCTTTTGTGATTGCTAGTTTTCTAAGTTCATTGATTGTCATGTTGGCCTCCTAGCCGTTAGTGGGCTCCATTGCCCTATACATGTTATATAGGCCCATTGGGCCTAATTACAAGAGCGGCAAGTCAATAAAAGTGAAAATAAGTTAAAAAAACCGCCATCCAGAGTATTTTTTTTCGCCAAATGTTACGCCTTAGAAAATTTTTGGGGTGAATGCGTGGCTGAACTTGAAGAAATGACCGACGATGAGCTTGAGAGCATTGTCTCGACAGCTGTTAAAGACGCCGTTGAATTTATCGACGCTGAAATCACGCCACGCCGCGTGCTGAGCCAAGAGATGTTTGACGGCCAGACGCGCGTGGGATCTGAGGAAGGCCGTTCATCTGTCGTGCGTTCTGTGATCCGCGACACGGTGCGTGCGGTCAAGCCAAGCCTTATGCGGATCTTTGCGTCAAACGATAAGGTCGTGCAATTTGAGCCCGTAGGCCCAGAGGACGTTCAGACGGCCGAAATGGCCACGCAGGCGATCAATCATATATTTGAGCAGAGCAACGCCTATCGTTTGCTCGATGACGCGTTCCAGGACGCCCTGGTCAAAAAGTGCGGCATTCTCAAAGCGTATTATGAGGACAACGATGAGCAGACTATTCACGACTATACGGGGCTCGATCAGCAAGCTTTCGACTTCCTTGAAAGCCAGCCTGATGTCGATGTCCTCTCAACTGTCATTGAGACAAAAGTTGAGATTGGCCCTGACGGTGTTGACGTTGAAGTACCAGTTATTGACGCACGCATTGCGCGCCGTAAAAGATCGGGTCAGATCAAAGTAGAAAGCGTGCCGCCGGAAGAATTTTTTATCAACCGTGACGCGCGCAGCATCGATGATTTTTACGTTTGTGGCCACCGCACAGAGATGCGTGTCGGTGACCTGGTTGCGATGGGTTATGATTTCGATGAGGTCAGCGACCTGACCGGCCTGTCGGATGCGACTGATACCCGCGACCTGGAGAAATCTGCACGGCGCGGATTTTACACCAATGACGATGATGACGATCCCGGGCGAGATCCGACGATGCGCCTGGTCGCGGTGACTGAGGCGTTTATGCGCGTTGATCCATTTGGCACCGGCATTCCATCTCTTTACCGTTTTGTCCTGGGCGGCGGCGCCTACAAGATGCTGAGCGCAGAGCCGTGCGATCGGGTGCCGTTTGCTGTTTTTGAGGTCCAGCCGGAGCCGCACACATTCTGGGGAACCTCGATCGCTGATTTGCTGATGGATGACCAGGACAGCGCGACATCGATCCTCAGAGGTATCCTGGACAACGTGGCGATGACGAATACGCCTCGTCTAGCTGTCACTAACGACTGTAATATTGATGACGCCCTCAATAATGAGGTGGGCGCGATTATCAGGCAAAGAGTACCAAATTCTATTCAGCCTTTGACTGTGCCGTTTGCCGCCGGCCAAACGTTATCTGCGCTGCAATATGTCGATAAAATGGTCGAAACCAAAACCGGCGTAAAATCTGACAGCCAGCTGCACCAGGACGCGCTGCAATCTACCACTGCTCTGGCGGTTCAAAGCCAGATGCAGAGCGCAGCTGCGCAGATCGAAACGATGGCGCGTAACCTGGCTGAAGGCGGCATGAAGCAGTTATTCAAGCTGTTACTACATCTGTATATACACAACACCGATGGCGCCCAGATGATGCGCTTGAATAATAGCTTTCAGCGCATGGACCCGACTTCCTGGACAGCCGCTTTTGATCTCACTGTTAATGTCGGTTTGGGAACCGGTCGGGAAGATGAGCGGCGCGCTGCGTTGATGCAAGCGATGCAGATGCAGCAAACCATCTTGCAGACGATGGGGCCGCAAAATCCCCTGGTAAGCTTGAGCCAGTTTCGCAACACCCTGGCCGATCTTCTGGGCTCCAGCGGCATCAAAAACAGCGATCGGTACTTCCAGCCTCTAACGCCGCAAATGGAGCAACAGATGGCTGCTCAGCAAGCCCAGGCGGCACAAGCCCAGGCGGCTCAAATGCAGCCGCCAGATCCGACCCAGGGGCTGATGCAGATCGAGCAGATGAAAGCGCAGAATAAAACGCAGAGCGAGATGATGCGTCTGCAATTGGATGCGCAGAAATTCCAGGCCGATCAGCAAATGAAAGAGCGCCGCATGGTTCTCGATGATGACCTGGCAAGAGATAAAATGGTCCAGGATCTAGCGGTGAAGGTTGCCGCTATTTTGGGCCAGTACGGCACAGCGGTTGATACCGCATCAATCAAGCAAGAGCAAAACGCAGCGCGGGATTTAAATGGATTTAGCAACTAAGGCAGCGCGCGTCAGAAGCTTTCTGCAAGATGACGTTTTTAAGGATCTGATTAGCAAGCAAAAGCAAGATCAGATCGACATATTTTTGAACCCAGGAAGTAGCCTGGATCAAATAGACGAGGCGCGCCGTCAAGTGCGCGCAATTGAGGATCTGATCAGCGGAATGCGTAGCGTTCTGACTGACGCCCAGATCGTCGAAAGAAAGACTAAAAAAAGAGGCTAGCACCGTGTCAGACACGACTAGTGAATTAAATCCCGCTGACCCAAGATCGGTCGCGGAACATCTGTTAGTAAGTACAGAACCACAAGGCGAAGCAACTCCAGAGGAGACTTCAGAAGAGATTGTGGAAGAGGTTGAGGCGCAAGCTGAAACCGAAGTTGAGGATGAGGAATACGCAGAAGAAGCGACACTTCCAGACGGCCCCGAAGAAAGTTTTTTCAAGGTCAAAGTTGACGGCGAAGAGCGCGAGGTAACCGAAGAGGAACTGAAACGCGGATATTCTGGTCAGAGATACATCCAGGAAAAGATGCGTGAGGTCGCAGAGGCTCGAAAGCAAGTCGAGGCTCAAGTCGCCCAAGCGCAGCAAATGGAACAGCGTTACGCCGAAGCAATGAAAGCTTACGCGGAGCGGCTGCAAACGACAGAGCCAACTGCCCCAGACATCAAGATGCGGGAAACCGATCCTCTTGGTTACTTGGAACAGATGGAAGACTATAGGCAAGAAGTCGAGGCGCGACAGAAACTGCAATATGAGCAGCAAATCCAAGCGCAACGCGAACAGCAATTGGCTCATCAGCAAAAGGCAGAATATGTGAAAGCGCAGACGCAAGTCGTGTTGGAGCAAATCCCTGAGTTGAGAGACAAGGAAGCTGCACCCAAGGCCATCGAAATGATGATGGAAGAGGGGCGCAGAAGAGGCTTTTCAGATGCTGAACTTAAAGGGGAGAGTGATCCTCGATTTGTTATGGCGCTGCATGAATTAGCCAAAGTGCGAGCCCAGGGGAACCTGGGAACTGGTCGTGAAGTGAAGCGCGGAGCGATCAAGCCTGGAGCAAAAAAATCTGTCGTAAGCCAATCCAAGAAGCGAGCAGACGTAGCGCGTCAACAATCCAGGAAGACCGGCAAAACAGAAGATATCGCCGCCTTCCTTCTGACCAAAGGATAAAAGAAAATGGCAGTTAACAGCAATACCGTCGAAACTTTCGACGTAACAACGCTTCGTGAGGATCTTCAAGAAGCGTTAGAAATGGTGTCTGCAACAGATGCCCCGTTCATGTCTGCAATCGGTAAGCGCAGCGTTTCAAACACATTGTTTGAGTGGCCAGAAATCAGCCTGGCGGCTGTAAACGGCTCAAACCGTGTTGCGGAAGGGGAAGCAACCCCAGGTAATGATGCAGCTACTCTACCTATACGTGTGCAAAATTATACACAAATTAGTGATAAAATGGTTGAAACCAGTGATACAGCGGAAGCGGTCAATGGTGCTTCAGATGCTCAGACAATCGCAGAGCAAGTCGCCTTAAAGTTGAAAGAGCTTAAACGCGATATGGAAACGATGCTCACGGCATCGGTGGCAGCGTCAGCTGGGTCATCAGGTACAGCGCGCACGACAGCTGGCTTGGGTGCTTGGATAAAAACCAACACCAACAAAGGCACCGGCGGTGCAGAGCCAACAACATCAGGATCTGGCAATGCCGGCTATCCTAATGCGGCGCGTACCGATGGCACATTGCGCACCATCACTGAAGCGATGATGAACGATGTGGTAAAGCAGTGCTGGGATGAGGGCGCAGAGCCAACCTTGATGATGGTTGGATCAGCGGTGAAGCAGAAGGTTTCTTCTACTTTTACCGGCAACTCAACTCGCTACAAATCAGCTGACGATGCCCGTCTGCAAGGTGCGATCGATGTGATCAGCACTGATTTTGGTGAAATTTCCCTTGTTCCCAATCGCTTTTCACGCGCACGCGATGCCTGGATCTTGGACCCCAATTACGCACAAATCGCGTATCTCCAGGAAACCAAGCAGCAAGACATTGCCCGTACTGGTCACGCTACTCGCAAGCTGATCAGCTGCGAATATGGCTTGCAAGTGACTGAAAAAGGTCACGGCTTGATCGCTGACGTTCAAGGCTAAAAACAAAGGCGCCTGGGGCAACCTGGGCGCCTCTTTCTAACACTGAGGTTTTTTATGTTTGTAAAAGAGCAAGACGGCAAAGTTTACATTAAAACGACTGAAAATGCGCAGCCTATTTTGGACGCTGTGCAGGATCAGCGCGCCATGCACGCAGAGATACCTCGCTTCAAAGATCGCGCGCGCCTGGTTGGCACGATCCCTGGCACCCTGGCGGCTCAGTGGGCGCTTGAGTGCAAGAGCGCACCAGGCACAAAAGAGTTTCTCGCATATGTAAAGAAAAAACTGCAATCGGGCGACTATTCAAAATTGATTGTGGAAGGCTACTAGATGGCAATTACCACTTATTCAGAATTACAGACATCAATCAGCGATTGGTTAAACCGGTCGGATCTGACATCCCAGATCCCCGATTTTATCGCGCTGGCTGAAGCTGACATGAACCGGCGCATCCGGCACTGGCGCATGGAGCGCCGATCGACTGCGATCCTTGATACTCAGTATTCTGCGTTGCCTGGTGATTTTATAGAGCCCGTGAGGCTTTCGATTACTTCTGGTGATACTTACAAGCTTGAAACTGAAAGCCAAGCGCAGCTGCTCGATCGGCGCGCTCAGGCAGGGAATGCAACGGGGCTTCCAAAGTATTATGCGCTTACTGGTGGCGCCATTGAAGTTTTCCCTTCGCCAGACAGCAACTACACGCTCGAAATGGTTTATGTCTCAAGCGTAACAAGCTTGAGCGCGCAAAATCCCTCAAACTGGATCTTAGAATATTTTCAAGATTGCTATTTGTATGGTGCGCTCACCCATTCGGCACCGTTTCTTGATCAAGACCAGAGGCTGGCAATTTGGAGCGCGCTTTATGACAAAGCTATTGCTGGCGTGAATAATCAAAATGAAAACGCAAAATTCGGTGGCTCTGGATTACGCGTAAAAGTCAAAAGCTATTAGGAGAAAAACAAATGGCAAGCATTGCAGACCGCGTTTTAGATAACGGCCTTACGATTTTAGATACTGAGGCCACACGCGTTGATATTACCTCACAAGAGGCAACGACCTACGCCGAGGCGACATCAACACACACACTTGGCAACCAGACATCCATTTCGATTAGCGCGCCAGCGGATCGTTCCGGCGGTGGGCGCAAGGTCACGATGTCAGCGTCATCTGGTGGCACAGTGACCGGCACCGGCACAGCAACTCATTACGCGATAGTTGACACTGGAAACAGCCGCCTGCTTGTCACGGGCTCGCTCACGGCGTCTCAGTCGGTAACATCTGGAAACACATTTAGTTTAGAAGCTTTGGACATAGGCATCCCAGATCCATCGTAATAGTGAAGAGGAACTATCATGGCCTTGGTAATTGCTGACCGCGTCAAAGAAACAACCACGACAACGTCTACCGGCACCTATACGCTCGCCGGCGCCTCAGACGGCTTCCAGTCGTTTGCAGCCGTTGGGAACGGGAATACAACTTATTATGCTTGTACAGATGGCAGCTTGTACGAGGTTGGCGTCGGAACATTTACTGCGTCTGGAGCTACGCTTTCGCGCGACACTATTCTGGAAAGCTCCAACAGCGATAACGCAGTAGATTGGCCGTCCGGCTCAAAAGATATTTTTGTGACTGTGCCGGCTGAAAAGTATTTGGTGCGTGATGCTAGTGGCAATGTTAGCCTGACAGGCAGTCTTGCAATCAGCGGAACCGTTGACGGACGCGATGTTGCAGCGGATGGAACGAAGCTCGATGGCATAGAGGCCGGCGCTACTGGCGATCAAACTAACGCTGAAATCAGGGCGGCGGTTGAAGCGGCTACTGACAGTAATGTGTTTACAGATGCAGACCATAGCAAACTTAACGGCATCGAAGCTGGTGCAACTGGCGATCAAACTAATGCTGAAATCAGAGCGGCAGTAGAAGCAGCAACGGACAGCAATGTTTTTACTGACGCTGATCACAGTAAGTTAAATGGCATTGAAGCGGGCGCAACTGGCGATCAAACTAACGCTGAGATTAGAGCGGCGGTAGAGGCTGCAAGTGATAGCAATGTTTTTACGGATGCCGATCATACAAAGCTTTCTGGGATAGAGGCCAGTGCGGATGTTACCGATACTGGGAATGTTGGGTCAGCTTTAACTGCGTTCTCTACTGGCACAGACGCCACAGGTTCTGATCTTATTCCCGTTTATGATGTAAGCGCAGGGGCTTGGGAAAAGCAAACCATCACCAACGCTGCGCTCCAAGGCCCGACAGGCCCTACTGGGCCAACGGGCCCTCAAGGAAACTCAGTAACCGGCCCAACGGGGCCAACGGGGCCAACGGGCCCTCAAGGCAACTCTATAACTGGCCCTACTGGGCCAACGGGGCCAACGGGCCCAACGGGGCCTCAAGGCAACTCTGTCACCGGCCCAACCGGCCCAACGGGCCCAACCGGCCCAACGGGGCCGCAGGGAAGCGCGGGAAGCGCGGGAAGCACGGGGCCAACGGGCCCAACGGGGCCATCGGGAACGCCTTCCACTACTTATAATGCGGTGGGTTCTTATGTTTTTGCTAGATATGATACGCTTTTAAATGCAGCCGCAACTACGGCAGGTTCAAACTTAAATCCAACCAACGGAGCTGCTTGGACTAATTTTCCCATACCATCAGGGGCGGCGTTATCTGGCACTTGGCGGTGTATGGGCTTCAATAAGGGGCCGTATGCGTCAGCCTCTAATTCAACCCTTTATGTTAGAATATCTTAATAAAAGGAAGCAATGATGCCAACGGTGCC